CATCTTATCAGGGTCATAATTCAACCAATGATACCCCGATGGGCTAAGTGTCGCATGGCGTCCTTCTAATCGCCAGTGGTCATTCCATTCCATTTAATATCCTCTCTGTAGTGAATAGTTGTGTTGATTTGGGTCTGCTTCCATTGGTGTTTCAAGAGTCTGAGTAACGTTCATAACTCCAACTTCCCAGCCAACGCTGTTGATATAATACTTATCGTCAGTATCCTTCTTAATGTTAATAGTAACACGACGGTTTTCTTCGGCAACCTTTTCAATAACGGTCTTCATTTCAGCTACAATAGCATCACGGAAGGTACCAAAGGTTTGTCCAGAACCATCTTTAATCTTGAGAGTTCCAGCAATGGTTTTGTTAGCGTCATAGACACCATCAAGGATAATAGGCGCATTAACCATACGGAAGTTGATTTCTCCATTGTCTTGTTTAACCCAGCGTTCCATCAACATAGGTTCATAACCTTCACTATTCTTGATAAACTGAGCAGCATTCAAACAACCATTCAAATCAACGTCATCAAAACCGTAGTTCTTGATATACATAGCTTCAGCATATCCAATAACTAGTTTAAAATCGTTTTTATCAAATGTAGCAGTCATAATAACTCCTTAATATTTAAAACGGTTAGTGAAATGTTTATAGTATTCAGCAGCATTATGGAATAGATTACCAGCACGATATTCAACAATGTCACTAGACTTATTGTAAGTGAAATATGGTGCAGGGAATGTTACTTCAGAGAATTCTTTACCATCAAGACTCATATTATCAGCTCCTTGAGATACAGATTGTCCTGTAATACGTTGCAAAGCTTTCATAACGTCACTATCACAAGTGTAATCAAATACAAATCCAGGAATATAAGGTTGTTCGATTTGGTTTGTACTAGTGGTGTAGTCTGGTTGGTATGTAGATGCACGTGTAACATTGATGATTGTGTTAAAGTTAGCTAGATATTTAAACGTCTTACGAGCATTATCGTGCTGAGCAGGTTCATCAGTCTTAACAAGGATTAGGAATTCGTCTTGTAAATCGTTAATCTTTCGTTGAATATGATCAAGCCCCATATCAAGCACTTCAACAACACTTTGCGTGTATGGTTTTTGGTACATCGCGTAGTATTTAGTTTCCAGGTCAATACTATCTGTGATAGAGTCCAACACCGAGTGGTCAATATGAGTTTGTTCTTTTTGGATTTCCATCCATTGCTTAGTATCTTCTAGAGAAAGGTTGTCATACACAGACCATTTGTCACTGTTATAAGGTGTTTCAAAGTCTGTAAATGGAACGTAGTTACCATTCTTCATTACAGCAATGTAACCTACAGGTAGAGCAGCGTATCCAGAAAATGCTGTATCGTAGAGGTTCATAATTCCTCCACGTTCACCACGAGCTCCTGCTGGAGTTGGGTCATTCAAATCGCTACCATCGTTAGCAAGAACAGGTTTACGATATCCAAACCCAAGCGCATACTTAGGAATGAACATAAGGATTGAGTCCAAATCCACAATACTTGACATTGAAATGTCTTTTTTATCTTTTGTTTCGATATCCCACGCATAGTTAGTTAGTTTTAGTTTCATTTAATTTCTCCTTAGTAAACTCAAGCCCGTAATACTTCTTAGCAAAGGCTGAGTTATTGAATGCTTTCTTGTTCTCAATCGCCACCATGATACGTTTATCAATGACAGCATCGGACAAGAAGTAATAGTAATATAAATCTTTATACGAAGTGTTAAGGCGGTCTATACGACCTTCAGCTTGTTCCATCTTGCGGTAAGACGAGTTAAGTGACCAGAACACCATACAGTTAGTTGTAATACAATTCCAAGCCTCAGCAGCATTGTACTGGACAATATACCACCATTTATCCCCAGTTGGTACATTCTCGTGCTTCATTCTATTCCAAGCAGCCCATTTCATACCTATCTTCTCTGCTTGTTCAACAATCATCTCATACTCGTAAGTGTAGTTGTAGAACACAATAATTCTATCATATCTTTCAGTTAGTTCTAACAACAATATAGCACGAGTTGGACTTGTATTAACAACACGTCTTAGACAATGTGTGAATTCCGATGCATTCTGAATAGGCATACCTGTGTCGTAATTAAATCGTTCTTTAACAATCAGGTTATACTTATCCACGTTGTAATATGCATGCTTAACAGACTTGTGTCTTACTGTCTTACGTTTATCGTCCATCTTAACAAGTATCTGTTCGCGTAAAGCATTTAGTTTACCCGTACCAACATATCGCTGTACTGCGGGGAACTTCACATGCGGATTCCAGATAACGTGTTGATTACAGAAGTCAGTCTTGTGTTTATAAAACCCATTAGCACAAAACAGAGGAACGTAATCCATCCATACGTCTCCTGGAGTAGCACTTGTCATTATCCAAGCGTTGTTATTAAACCTTGCTAGATGTATGAATGTTCTAGCCCATTTACCATACCCGATAGCTCGTTGTTCATCAAAGATAATACAAGCGTCTCTCACCTTCTTGTATTTCTCAATGTTATTCCAGCTATCAACCATATATCTATCTTCACTAATACCACAAGCCTCAATAGACTCATGCCAATCTGGTTTTGTATGTCCCTTCTTAACCATATCACGCGCAGACGGAGTTGTGATTACCAACAATGGTCTATCTGGATAGTTCTTTAAATACCAGAATATAGACACGAATGTTTTTCCCGAACCAACTCCACCTACAAGGACATTACCGCTGGATAGTTTGTTTAAAGCTATTTCTTGGTCTTCGTATAATTCGATTTCACCAAATTTAATCGCCATAGATAACCTTGTACATATCTTTAGCTTGTTCTACTGTGACTTCAGGAATATAGTTATCATCTTCCTTGATAAATAGATTATCAGCCTCAGACCAAACAAACCCGAACGAAATCATCAATCTTTCATACTTATAAAAATCGTCCATAGTTCTCCTCTCTATTGGGCGAATCTCTCGACATGGCCCGTCGGATTAGAATAGAAACTCTTTTAATGCTTCAAGAACTTCTATCTCGTTTTCAGGATATATAAACCTAGCAAAACCAAACTCCTCATTCAGAGTCTTAATATACCATTCTTGATTAGGTCTTGCTGGTGCTTTACTATCCTTTTTAAATTCAAGAAATGCGACCTTACCTTTGTAGAATACAACACGGTCTGGGAATCCTTGTATAATATTCGGGTCATTCTTTTGTACCCAAATATGGTCATCCCATTTCCGTATAGTAGCGCATACTCTACGCTCTAGATATGATTCTAAAGGCATTAGTCAAATGGGAGTTCTGGTTCATCAGCAGTGTCTTGACCAAGTACGTATTTTTGGTAGAACTCGTCTCCACCACCTGAATATGGTTCTGTGTGGAAGTAGATTGCATTCAAATACAAGTTGAACCCTGACTTGTTTTGATAATGCCATTCATATACAGATGCTACAACGTCAGCATGTTTGTAAAACATAGTGTCAAGAGATGCAAGTGAAGATTGGTGAGAGTTATCAATACGAACTGCATTACCTGTTGAGTCATCAATTAGATAAATCTTAACGAAGTCTTTTACTGGTTCGTTAGGTTTGTTTGTGACTTTAATTTGGATATAATGTTTAGTTACAAAGTTTGCAAGATATTGGTCGTATGGTTCAGTCCATTCATTCTGTTTGGCAACTTCTTCATAGCGAGCAAGGTCCATTGGTTGTGTTTGTTTAACATTAAAACCATATTCAATAAGGTCTTGTACCAAGTCTTCATCTTCGATATCTACGCAGAACGTGCGTTTGTCCGCAAAACCATCGCGGTTAATTCCTGCAAAGTTACGAAAACGAAGACGTGAATGTGGGAATGAAATTTTGTTGTTGTTGATTGTAAGTGTCATGATGTTAGTTTCCTTTCTTTCTGTTGTGGTTGTAAGGAGAGTCTTCAGGGACTCTATCCTCACCCCACGAGTTTGCTAGTAATGCCGTGTCGAGTTTCTTGTGATTGTTGACATAGCGTCCATATTTACGTTTTACTAATAGCGAATAAATATCACGTCGAACCTCATAATCAGACATCTTCGACATGAATGAGTTTGTGTTAGGGTCATATAAAAATGAACCCAATAGTTCAGGGTGATTGTACAAATAGTTTGCACAACGAGATATAGGTAACTCTTTTAGATAGCGTACAGTCTTGTTGAATATATTATGACTCTTACCATCTAACAAGTT